CTGGTTGTCGGCCACCCGGTTGAGGGCGGCGGCGATGTCGGCCAGGGACTCGGGCGAGGTCGTGGCCCCATCGAAGCGGAACTTGACGCGGATCTGCATGGTGCCCGCCAGTGTGCGCCGGGCGGGCAAGGGGTCAGTTTGCCGCAACCTTGGCCCTCTGCCTGGCAGGGCGAAGGTCCAGGTTGAGCTGGCCCGGATGGGTCTTGGCCAGGCCCTTGCCCCGGCGCTTCATGCGGCGGAAGATCGCGCGCTCGACGCCGAACAGGTACCGCTGGACCGCGGCCAGCAAGCCGGCCTCGGGCATCGTCTCCCACGGGCCGAAGAACCCGACCGCGAAGCGCAGGTCACTCTCCAGACGGGGCCGCGTGACCTCGTAGGCTTCGCCGTCGAGCGGGGCGAGCATCCTGGCCAGACCGCGGATCGTCTTCTTGACCCACGCCTCGGCCTTGTTCTTGCCCAGCACACCGATGACGCGCTCGGCGCGTAGCAGCCGCATCTCTTCGCGCATGTCGCTGATGACGGCCATCATCGCCGCCATGGTCTCGGACGAGTCCGCGCGCGGCGCGGTGTCGGCCGCGGCAGCCTTGGGCATGAAGTGCTGGTACAGCACGTCGGCCGCCTCGCGCTGGTAGGCGATGAGCATGTCGCGCAGGTGAGGCGCCACCTTGGACGGGTTGATGCTGGCCAGCCACATGGGGAACAACCGGAGAGGCAGGCACGCCATCTCGTAGGTTTTCCCGTCGGCGCCAGTCATAACGATCATCGTTACGACTGCCCACGGCTTCCCCTTGAGCTTCGAGAGTTGAGCCTGCATGGCGAGGCTCATGCGCTCGCACGCCGGGCGCAGGGGTACCGGGCGGTCGCCGGGGTTGGCATACTCGCCACCGGCCGCGTACAGGGTGCCGCCGTGAAAAGGCACGGTGACCAGAGAAACGGGGTGTTTGTCGGCAGACTTCTTGCTACGATCTTCCATGTTGACCTCGGTTTCGTCGGGGTTGACCACAGGCCCGGACGCCGTCACGTCGCGGGCCTTTTTCTTGCCGGCATGAGCCGGCTCCTTGAAGTTGTTGCGCCGGCCGGCGCGCATGGGTTTGCCCATGGATCGACCATGCCTGAGCGCGGAGAGGGGTCAGCGCGCGGGAGGGCGGCTACCCGCTGGCGCCCGGGTGGGCCATGGAGCGAGCATGGCCGGCCATGCGAAAAATCCTAATCGTCGCCGTCGCACTCGTGGCCTGCAAGAAGCCGGAGCCGCACGGCGAGTACGTGGGCACCGACAGCACCCCACCGGCAACAGCAAACCGGACGGTTGCAGTTGCTCAGCCCAAGCCGGCGCCGCCGCCACCGGTCTTGACCCCGCTCGAAGAGGTGCAGACCAAGAAAACATTTGCCGAAGCCCTCGCCTTCACCAGGCCGAAGTTTCGGGACACGCAGAACGAGGCCGACACGAGTGCCCTGCTGTTCGCCGCGTGGATGGCAGACAAGCGGGCGTGGGCCGACATCGCCGCGCTGCCAGAGACCAGCGTGGCCAAGGTGCTCAAGGATTCCGACGAAGAGCGCGGCAAGCGACTGTGCGCAGGTGGCACCATCGTCGAGATCGCGAAGACGAAGACGGACGTGGCGAAGTTGTGGAGCGGCGGCCTGTCCACGATGGATGGCAAGATCATCCGGTTCGTTGCCGTGGGGAGCACGGGAGACCTCGTCGAGCGGTCCAACGCGCGCTTCTGCGGCGTCATGACGGGTCGCGACTCGTACTCGAACAGCGGCGGTGGCACGACTCACGGCGTGCGCGTCGTGGGCATGTTTGACCTGCCGGAGAACCGCAAGAAGGCGCCGTGATACACTGGCGCCATGCGCCTCGCACTAGCCCTCGCCGTTGCCCTACTGGCCTGCTCCTCCGATGACCCCGACCCCGTGGTCGCCAAGTCCTGCGCCTCGGGCCAGCAGATCGAGTGCGCCTGTCCGGCGGGCGGCAAGGGCGCGCAGGTCTGCCGGGCTGACGGCAGCGGCTACGATGCGTGCCAGGGGTGCGCGGGGGCCGGCGGCGCCTGCACGTACTCTGGCAAGGCGAGGCCGCCTGTTGCGTCATGCGTGCGCAATGCGTCTCTAGACGACCAGTGTGCGCGATGGTGTCTGGTCGGGTATGACAGCTGCGACGGAGAGACGCAGTGTCAGTTGCGCACAGACGCCAATGGCCAGATCATCACCGGCTACTGCTGCGACCCGAAGTAGATCACGAGATGCCGTAGGAGGTCAGCACCCAGCCGCCGCCGATGAACGTGAAGGTCGCGAACTGGCTGGCGCCGCTGGCGAACTTGAGACCGTAGCTGCCGACGTACAGGATGTTCGTCGGGTCGAGCGTGCAGACGGTGATCTGGTCACCTGTGGTCGCCGCTGCCGTGCTGAGGGTGATCGTCCGGGTTGTGGTCATCAACCCGTTGGGCATGTAAAACACGTCGCCCGTCGCGATGCCGACGGTGGCGTTGGCGTCCGTCGGGAACGTGTACGTGCGCTTCTGGATGCGCCCGATGCCGGTGATGGTGCCGCCCGAGGTGATGTCCCCCGTCGCCGCAATGGTAGTCCCTGCGGCGATGCTGGTGGTCACCGTGATGCCCGCGCCGAACGCGGCCGTGGCGCTGGTCGTCAGCCCTACCAGTGACGTGCTGCCGCTGACGGTGAGGTTGCCGCCGACGGTGGCCGAGGTGGTGAACTTCGCCGGCCCGTGAACCTTGAGGTAGACGCCGACCTCCTGCGCGCCGCCGATGGCCAGGCGGGTGTCGATGCTCACGTCGTCCTGAAACAGAGACGTGGACTCGACCGACACCGTGCCGACGACCGACAGCGCGCCGCCGACGCCGAGGTTGCCGTCGATGTTGCCGTTGCCGGTGATGGTGGCCGCGCCGTGGACGGACAGTAGGTTGCTGCCGACCATCGCGCCATGGATGCCGATCCGCTCGATGAACAGATCGTTGTTGCCGGTGATGTCCCCGGTGATGTTCACCGCGTCTTGCAGCGTGGTCACCCCCTGCACCGTCAGCGTGTTGGACACGCTCACCGTGTTGGCCGTGACGCCCCCGGTGGCCACGAAGGCGCCCGTGGTCTTGAGGCCCGAGCCGCCGATCTCGATGACCGCCGCCGGGGCCCAGACGCCGCCACCGTCGCCGTTGACGGCGGCATAGATGCGGGAGTCGAACGCCTCACACTCGGTCGAGAGGAGGGTGCTGTTGCTGGTCCAGAAGCCGGACGGACGGACGCGGGTAAAGTGGGCCATGGGTCAGGGTCCAAACGGGGTGATGTCGAGGGGCGACACGTCGAGTTCGTAGGGGCCGTCATTGCCGGCGACCGCCCATGTGGAGACCGCGCGGAAGAGCTTGGCCAGCAGCTCGTCGATGCTGCGCCGGGTCGGGCCGTCGAGCGCCGCGGCCTCTTCCACCCGGACCTGCGTGAAGCGCTTGGTCGAGGCCCACAGCGGCCAGGGCCCGGCGAGCACGCGGGCGTGGGCGTGGTGCGGGTGGGTCAGGGTGCCGTAAATCTGGGCGTGGCCGGCATCGATCTCGGCCGCCACGACCTGCACCCGCTCGAGGAGGGTGTTGTGCTCGGGCTCGACCATGAGCCACTCGCCCACGGTCGGCAGGGTGCCCGCGTCCGGCGTGGTGCCGTCCAGGTTTTCGATGAGCCACGGGACCGCGTCGGTGTTCAGTTCACCGGGCGCCGTGACCGCCACGCTCAGCCGGAACAAGCGCCGCGGGGCCGACGGCTTGACGAAGTTGCCGGGGCTGTTGGGCGTCACCGGGTAGGTCACCGCGTCGGCCTGCGCGGTCTCGTTCAGGCTGACGAAGTCGGCGCCCAGCAGGTCGGCCAGGGCTTGCAAGGCGTTCGGGCGGGAGCAGCCGCTGGGTAGCCGGGCCTGCGCCGTCAGCGCCGCGCGCCGGCTGGCGATGGTGGCCGTGGCCGGGACAATCAGCCCGTGTTCGCGCTCCCGGTCCGGCAGCAGTTCGAGCGTCGTGGTCGGGTCGATCTGCGCGTCGAGCCGCGCCTGCGTGGTCACCAGCCGGGCCAGCGCCATCGCGGTCGCGTAGACCTTGGCGTCGGTGTAGCCGTCGCGGGCGTAGTTGTCCCCGAGGTTGGCCCAGATGGCCTCGTAGATGCGCTGGCTCAGGCACGGCGCGCCCGTGAACGTGAACTGTCCGAACTCGGCGAAGGCGGTAAACTGCACGTCAGCCTCCGGGGTTCAGAAGATGTCGAGGTCGAACGCGCTATCCGTCGCCGTGTTCGCGTGGTTGACCAGGCGCACCCGACAGGACACGGCCGAGATGGATTGAACCGCAGACAGCAGCGCCGTGGACCCCTGCACGCTCACGCGCGGCCGGGCCACCGGGCTCGGCAACAGGTCCGCGGTCCAGGTGATCGTGATGTCCCCGGCGCCGTTGCGCACGAGGTTGAAGTCGGTCGTGGTCATCCCGGTCGGGGCGCAGGTGACCGCCGTGGCGCCGTAGACGATGCCGCTCACGTCCACCTGCAAGATGGCCACCGGCATCACTCGGCCGATGGCGGCGACCTGCTGCGAGAGCTGGTTCACGTCCTCGGCGCGCAGCATCGTCACCGGGTCCGGCTCGGGCAGGCCGTTCACCTTGGCGCCGCCGCCGAGTTCGTCGATCCCCGGCCGGTGCGGTGGGGTCTGGTCGTACGTCAGGGTATCGGAGGAAGACATGCGGGGCGGCTCTCAGGTCAGGGGGAAGACCGACAGGGCGCGGAGTTGGTTGATGTAGGACTCGACGCCGGCCGAGCCGACCGGACACGTCAGCGGCGTGGTCGGCTCTTGCAACTCGGCATCGGCCACGCTGTCGAGGTCTTGCACCCCGTTGATCAGCCGGGCGCCGACGGACGAGGGCCAGAACTTCGGGGGCAGCGGGGTGCGGCGCTGGCGCACGCCGGCATCGAAGAACACCGACACCTGTTCGCCCGGCCCGAGGGTATCGAAGTAGGCCAGGATGGGCGGCAGCACCAGCTCGAGCGAAGGCGAGTAGGGCATGGCCCGGTCGGTCGTCGCGGGCGTGAACGTCAGGTCGCTGACGTTGTTGGTCGGGTCCACGGTGATGACCCACGGGCCGGTGCCGGTGAACGACGCGATGCGCTTGCGGACGAAGGCCCGGTTGGTCGCATCGAAGAACGCCACCGTCTGCCCGGCGATGGGCTGGGCGGCGCTGCCGTAACTGCCGGACACCCGGCCGAGGGTGAAGCTCGTGGCGCTGGTGACCGCGGTGACGGTCACGGCGTCGTTGCCGGCGTAGTACGGCGGCCACGGCACAGCGTCCGTCCAGCCGTCCGCGCCGGTCTGCCACTCGACCGTCAGGGCCACGTCCACCGGGTTGCTGGTCAGGGTGCAGACGAAGAACTGATCGTCATGCGGCACCTGCTCTTGAAGCCACGCCTCGATCCTGGACAGTTGCGCCGCCGACGGGATGCGGTCACCGCCGGGCACCGCGGGCAGCAGCGTGGCGGTCAGGCCCGTGGTGCCGGGGCCGAGGATCGCGGGGTACGTGAACCCCTGCTGAATCGGCAGGCCCGGCGTGGACTTGATCAACGCCTGGTAATGCGCGTCATTGCCGCTGGCCGGCGGGTTGCGGCCGGCGTCGATGACGCGGGCGATGACCTCGGCGTCGCTCTCCTCCGCACGCCCACCGGACAACCCCTGTCCGTCGGCGTCCTCCCACACGGTCGCGGTCGAGCCGCAGCCGGGCCGGGGCGCCGTCCAGGTGAGCACCGTACCCACGTCCAGGTTGGTCACCGTGCCGGTGTCCACGCCCTCGATGGGCACCACCTCGCCGTCGAGGTAGGTGGCCGTGGTGGAGCACTGAAAGCGCAGGCCGGTGGCGTCCTTGATCTCGTCACCGGCCAGGATGGTGGTGCCGCCGACCGATGCCGAGATCGTCACGTAGCCCGAGGCCCCGGTCGCCGCCTTGCGCCCTTCGAGGCCCTTGCTGGTGGCCCAGGTCTCGACCGCCGTGCCGGTGGCGCTGGTGAGGACGAGGTTGTCCCCGGAGGTCTTGATCTGGACGTAGGCCGGGACGAGTTGGTCGGCCAGCACGCTGCCGTCCAGGAACGGCTGCGTACCCTCGGCCGTGTCCTGCGCGCCGTCGCTGTAGAACGCCACGTCGCGCCGGTACTGGTCGCGCAAGGCGTCCCGGTCCGGCGAGGGGAAGGTCTGGGGGATCTCGGCGGGCATGTCAGGTCACCGGAACGCGAAGGGTGGTCGGGGCCGACGGCGCCGAGGGGTCGCCGGGCAGGCGAAGGTTGCGGTAGGTGATGGTCACGACGAACCCTCCGGGCGCCGGCTCGGTCGCCGTGCTCACCAGCGCCACGTCGCGGCGGTTGATCAGCACGGCCAGAGCAGCGGCGACGATCTGCCGGACCCGCACGTCCAGGCCCCGCCCGCCCCATTCCAGGTCACGCAGCGCGTGCCCCTGGCCGGGCACCGACCCGAGCGTGCCGGCCTGCACCCCGAAGGCGAGACAGACCGCCTGATCGACCGGGTGGACGCCTTGCAGCGCCCCGGTGGACAGGACCACGGCGTCCTTGCTGCCCGGGTGGATCAGCGGCGCCAGGGCCTGCCGCGCGGTGGCAGCACTGGGATCATCCACCGGGTCGTGTCCGATGGTCCCGAGGCCGAGCAGTGTGGATGCGAGCGCCATGTGGTTTGCACCTCGGGAGGGCGACAGGTGGGGAGCCAGAACCGCCCGGTGATGCGCAGGCCACCGCCGCCGATCTCGACGAGGCTGACGGGCGCCCAGGCGTTTACGTTGCCGCGGACGGGTGCCACCGGCTCAGACAGGGCACGGGCCACCGACCAGCCACGCCGCAAACGGGCGAGGATGGTGCCGCGAGGTATCCCGGTGATGTCGGCCCACGCGGTCACCGTCCTGCGGCGCCCGTCGTGGGTGAGTTTGCGTGGGCGTGCCATGGCGACGGTCAGCCGTTCATGGCGAAGCCGAGCGGCCCCACGAGTTCGCGGAGTCGACCGACGCGCTCGGCGAGGGGCTTGCCCATGGGCACAAGCACCTCGACCATCAGGTAATCGCCGCCGGAGGAGTGTTCGATGCGCACGGCCGGCATGTCGTGAGCGAGGCAGATGGGCAGGTGCGCGGACCTGAACGCCGGCCGGATTCGCTCGATCAGGTCGCGCGTGCCATTGGCCGAGCACCGCTTGGACGGGTTCAGGGGGTCCACGAAGTTCAGCCGCAGCACCACGCGCAGTGCGTCGCCGCAGAGCGTCTGAAGTTGCATCGGCGCGCCCTCGACCTCCGGCACGTCCGACGGCGGCACGTTGTACCCGTAGCGGATGCCGTTGGCGTCCACGAGCGGCCGATGGTCGTACGTCTTGGCGGCGGGTTCGGATGAGGCTGCGTTTTCCATGCCGCCCATCCTGCGCCAACCCGGATAGGGGTCAGTTGTCCAGAGGGCAGGCTGTACCCGGAAGGGCCGGCAGGAACGGGACCGCGGGCAGGCCAGGGGTGGCGAAGCCGAACGCCGGCATGGGCGGCAGGCCGTCCCGATCGGGCAGAGACGGCGCCGCGGGCAGCGAGGGGAGCGTCGGTAGCCCCGGGGTGGCAGACGACGGCACAGGGGGCACCGGGACGCCGGGCAGGCCGAACCCGTCCAGACCGTAAGCCGGCAGCCCCGGCAGGGACGGCACCCCGGGGAGACCGGGTACGGCGAACCCCGGCAGGGGCACCGCCGGGAACGCACAGCGGGAGGCCACGGGTCACCCGGACAGGGTGGCCGACGCCACGGACGCGGCGAGGGGCACGGGCGGGGTGACGGTGCCGGGCGCGATAGCGTTGATGTACGCGGCGATCTGACCGAGCGTGGTCACCACCGACGCGGCCCACGCCTGCACCTCGGCAGCGCGGGCGACGGCGGCGACGGCAGCCCCCTCTTGCGAGGTCAGGCCGCCCTTGATCGTGAGCTTGCCGTTGAGGGTAATGCCGTCGTCGTTCACCTCGACGTAGGCGTTCGAGGCAGCGTTCTTGATGACGATGGACTTCTTGCCACCCTCAAGACAGGTGATCGCCGGGCCGTCGGCGTGCAGCAGCGTGAAACACCGCTTGCTGTTGGTGTCCTTGCCGATCTGGAGCAAGTGCGCCTTGGTCGCGGTCCCTGCGTCGTCAAAGTCGGTCGGGATGTACAGCGTCCAGGTGTGCGTCTCCGGGTCGAATGACCCGAACTGCCCGTCGCTGCTGTACTGCGCCGACCCGCCCTTCTTGAGCGCGGGGAGCTTGGCCAGGGTGCGGCTGTCCTGCGTCGGGATGACGTGCAACTGGTCGCCCTCGTAAAAGTAGAGCGCCTGACACGACCCGTCGCCGTCGCCATCGGACGGACGGCCGAGGAAGCCGTACGGGTGCTGGACGATGCCGCCCGCGCCGCCGCTGTCCCCCTCGCCGTAGAAGTCCGGCTGGACGGTGAGAAAGCCGCCCTCCCCAGCCGAGGTGTACTCGCTGCCCATGCAGATCCCGGCGTCACCGCGTAGCACTCCGGTTTTCATGTGGGCGCGTCTCCGAACACAAGGTCTTCCACGCGCATCAGGTCGAGCTGCGTGGTGCTCTGCGGGTTGCCGGCGAAGGTGACCGATTCGATCCAGTAGTTGCCGTAGATGCCGAGGCGCTTGTCGCTCACCTCGACCATCGAATCGGGGGCCCACGTCAGCCGCTTGCCGGCCTTGCTGCCGTCGATGTGGCCGCTCATCGTGTAACTGAGCTTCCACCCGGCGCGGCGCGACTCGGCCATCTTGCGACGGGCCATGAACTCGGCCTTGGCGGCGGTGTCCGCGTCCGGGTCGCGCATGGCGAACGAGCGATCAAAGCCCCACTCGACCATCTCGGAATCCGGGACGAACCCGGTGGCCTTGGCCCGGCCAGCCTTCTTGGTCTCGCCGCGGGTGTAGACGTAGTATTGCGAGAACCGGCCGGCGGTCTTGTTCTCGTGGCGGCTGTCCACAATCGGCTGGGCGAACTCCGGGGAGACGCCTTGCGACCGCTGGATCAGCATGAGCGGGGTCTGGTCGGTGTACGGCTCGGACAGCACGTAGGAGCCGTCAGCCGCCGCCCACAGAAACAGGCCGGCCCGGTCGAGGTGCCGCTTCAAGAACTCGTACGCCTTCTCGCCGAGCTGGCTCTGGACGTGCTTCTTGATGCCGCCGCCCTTGCCGCTGCCGATGGTCAGGCCCTCGACCGCGCGGGGCGGCTTTGGCTTGGCGCTGCCGGCGGTGCGGTAGTTCTGCGGGTCCAGGCCCATGATGGCCGCGCGGTTGGCCCGGTTGGAGAATGCGAGCTTGGTGTCGGTCAGCCCGATGGCGTCCATCACCTTGCGGGTCAGCGCGGCGTAGGTGTCATCCTTGAACGTCTGCTCCTGGATCATGTAGGCGTCATGCAGCGGCGCCAGCGCGTCGCGCCCCTCGACCTGCAAGATGCCCGTCGCCCCGCTGGTGCTGTAGCCGTCGAGCCGGCCGGTCATCACCAGGCGGTCCGCGATCTTGAGCTGAAACGGGGTGTTCGGCTCGGCGTCCAGGATGAGCGAGCGCAGGCTGTCGCCCGTGCCCAACGTGAGCGAGAACGCCGCCGGCTGCGTCAGGATGCTCAGGCGCACCTGATACCGCTCGGCCAAGAGCACCCGTTCGCCGTTCAGGATCAACTCAACGCGGGGCTCCTGACCCCGGATGCCGTTGAAGTCCTGAAACCCTGTCGGGGCGAGCTGGCTCATGACGTGTAGACCACCAGAGGGGTACCGGCCGGGACGCTGTACGGGTCCACGATGCGGCGGTTGAGCGCCAGGATCTCCCCTCCCCGGCCGGCGTTGCCGTAGAGCCGCTGGGCGATCTGCCCGACGGCCAGCGTGGTCGGCACGATGTACGACCGGATCGGGTTGGCGGCGCCCGAGTCGGTGAGGTCTTGTTGCAGCCGGTAAGCCGCGTTCCACAGGTCACGCAGGCCACGGCGCACCGGGTCCAGGTCCGCGCCCTTGAGCAGGCTGTGCAGCGCGCGGCAGAGCTTGGTCAGGGTGGCGAGCTTGCCCTGGACTTGCAGGCTGAACAGCGTGGTCTGGTCACCGAGTGCGCCGATGAAGTCGGCCAGGTCCAGGATGCTGCCGAGGTCGGTCTCGGCCTGCGCGATGGTCGCTTCGCTCAGGTCGCTGGCCACGACGAACGTGAGCGAGTTGGAGAGGTTGGCGGCGGCCTCGGCCAGCGTCGCCTTGCTGGCCGGCGCCTTGGTTCGCTGGAACGGCTCAAGGTCGTCCTCGATGAACCGCAGCGTGCAGTCCTCGCCAGAGTGGATGCGCCCCTGCCGCTTGCGTTCGATGCGGGTGAGGATGCACCGGATCGTTCCGATCTCGGGCACCAGTAGCGCCGCCGTGTCCAGCCGCGCGCACCGCTCGGTCAGCGCGTCGAGCCGGCCCGGGTACAGGTTCGGGAAGTTCTCGAACGTGGTGTGAAACGGAACCTCGAACGTGAACTCCCACAACTTGCGTCCGAGCTTTTCGACGAACCCGCCGGCCTGCTTCGGGTACTCGTGGGTGTGGGTGCGGGCTTCGAGGGTGGCCGAGCGCGACGTGAACGGGAACTCGATCTTGTCGAACGAGGCGCGCGGATAGTCCTTGAGGATCGGGGCCATGGGTTATCCCCCGGGTGGCGAGGTGACGGCGGTGGGGAGTCCGGGCATCCCGGCCGGCAAGGACGAAATCTTGATGCCGCCGGCTATGACCTGATTGAGCCGTGTCAACTGCTCGTTCATCGAGTTGAGGTGCTCGGCGCTGATCTGGGTGTCCTTCAGTTCGGAGAGGGTCTCACCCTTCCCCACGCGCGCATCGAAGCCCATGAATTGCAGCGCGCTGTTGAGGGCTGCACCCTGCCCGCGCAAGACCTTCTCGGGGAGACCCTGGGCGCTAAAGTCGGCGCCCTCGCTCGTGCGCTTCGAGAAAGTTTCCTGCGACTTGGCGGCCTCCTCTTGCGCCGCCAGCAGGTTGGCTTGGACCTCCGGGGACACGAAGCCGTTCTTCTTGATGTCGGCGTCGGCCTTGCCTTGGGCCACAGCGAGGCGGCTCTCCGCGTTCATCGCGTTGGCGTCCTGCTCGACGAGCTTGTCCTCGGCCTTCTTGCTGTTGTCGACCATCTGATCAACCAGCAGCGTGCCGACCTGAAACGTGGTCACGGCCATGGCGGCGATGGCGAGGGCAGCACCGGCCGTGCCGACGGCGCCACCAGCACCAGGGGTGCCGCCGCCACCGCCCCCGACGACGCCGCCGAACACGCGGGACACCGACGTGCGCATCAACTCCTCGCCGATGGACTTCATCACCGACGCGCCAAACCCGGCAAACGCTGCCTTGAGCGGGTTGTTCGCCGCCCAGACCACGAGCCCGCCGAACGCCTCGACAGCCTGCCCCACGCGTGGCGCAAGCTTCAGCATCTGCGGGGCCAGCCGTTCCACGGCGTCGCCAAGATCCTTCTCGATCTTGGTCTTGAGTTCCGCGGCCTTGGCCTCGTTGGTGGCCATCGATGCCTTGAACGAATCGCTCGTCTCGGTGGCGCCCATGTTCGCCTTCCTGAGCTTGGAGAACTCGGCGCGCACCGCGGCCTCGCCGCTGCCCTTCTCCTTGGCCTCGGCCTGGGTGAAGATGTTGCGAAAGCCGCCGGTCACACGCTGGGCCCCGGCGTCCATGAACAGCTTGTTCATCTTCGCCTTGCTGCCGCCGGTCTTCTTCAGCGCGTTGACGATGATCTCTTCCGGGTCGAGAAGCGCGCCGGTCTTGGCGTCTTCGATGTTGACCCCCGCGTCCTTGAACTCCTTGCGCCTGGCAGCCTTGCCAAACGTGTTGACGAAGCCCTGGACGCTGGTGGTCGCCTGCGTCGCCGAGGCCGCGCCGCCCTTGGCACGGGCCATCTGCGCCAGGGCGCCCATCGACGCCATGCTGTCCTCGACGGGCCCGGCAAACTGCGGGGCGCTCGACGCGAGTTTGGCCATCTGGCTGGCTAGGTCCTTCATCTCGACCGCGCCCACCTTGCCCTGTGCGGCCATGGCGTGCATGACGGCCGAGACGGCGCGCGCCTTGTCCTCGGAGGTCTTGAACTTGTCGCCGACCTCGCCAAGGTTGGCCGACACGTCGCCGGCCGCGCTGACGATGTCGCCAAGCTCGCCGCCCGTGGCGCGGGCCATGACGGCCATGTCCTTGAGGACGGCGCGGCCGGTGGCCAGGTCGCCGGTCTTGCCGACGAAAGCCTGCAAGCCCTCCATGGCCGCGTTGGTGTCCAGTGCGGTGGCACTCGCCACGGCTTGCACCTCGGCCATGATGGCGCGCGGGTCCTGGCGCTTGCCGGCGACGCCCTTGTCACCGGGCATGAACGCCGCGTTTGACAGGTCAGTGGCCCGCTTCTCCAGCTCGAACCGCGACTTGGCCGCGGACCCGATGTTGAAGTCGATCCCGGCGCCGCGGGCGATGTCGCCGGCCACGCCGGTAGCGCGACGGGCCAGGCCGCCGAAGTTGCGTACCGTCCCCTCGGAGACCCGGGCGCGGCTGTGATCAAGCTCGCGCTCGGCCTGCTTCTTCTGCGAGACGATCTCGCGGGCCGCGTCCCGGGACTTCTTGGCCATCTCCCGGTTGTGCCGGTCCTCCTCGGACTCGATGGCGACGTGGGCCTTGCGCCGGGCCGCAACGCCACCCTGCGCGTCGTCCGGGGCCTGGGTGCGGTAGCCGCCCCGGCCGGACCGCTGCGCGGCCTTGTCGCCCGCCTTGCGAGCGTCGTCGGCCATGCCCTCGAACTCTTTACGCGCCGCGACCCTGGCCCGCTTGGCGGCCTCGACCATCGGCTGATAGAGCAGCGCGGTCAGGTCGCCATCGACAGCGGCACGGATGCGGACGGTGACGTTCATGGGTCGGGTAGTTCGTCGTCAGGGGTCGGGGTTGATTCGGGTACGGCGCCAGCGGCGCGAAGCTCGTCCAGGACGAACCGCAGCCACCGACGTACCCTCGTCGCCTTGGCCGTCGACAATCGGGCCAGCCCATCGTGGGCCAGGGCATTGGCCAGATCGACCGCGTCGTCGTCGGTAAGCGGCGTCAGGAGCGGCGACTCGGCGGCGTGGATCATCTCCAACTCGTCCCACAGCCGCCGGATGCCCTCCGGGGTGAGGGCCTGCCGGATCTCCTCGTCGCCGCACGCGAAGTAGGGCGCGCCGGCATCGTTCGGGTCGCAGGCTGCGAAGCCGACGGACCAGCACACCAGCGCCTCGCCGAACCGCTCCGACGCCGCCTCGCCGCTGCGGTCGCCGGCCGTGGACTCCTTGCGGGCCTCGGCCATGGCGGTCTGCGCCTCGGACTGGCTAAGACGACGAAGGCCGACAGCCACGTCCGCAGCAGGGCGCTTCGGGTAGGCGTCGGCAAAGGCACGCGGCGCCAGCACCACGACGTGATCGGGTGGGCGCCGCGTCGGTCGCAGGTGAGAGAAGTTCACGGCTCAGACCTTGGGCTCGTACCGTTTGCCCCACTCGACCCGGAGGCCGAAGTAGGCGACAAGTTGGGCGTCGGTGAGGTTCGCGCTAGGCGTGCCAAAGTACGCAAACAGATCCACCGCAAACCGGGCCCCATAGAGCCGAAAAAATCTTGTGCCGTCCGATCATCGTCGCCCCCCAGGATGCCAAGGGACGCGATGAACTCGGTCGGGTTGATCTTGCGCAGGCTCGGCGCGCACTCGTCCTGGTAGAGCTGGTGTTGCTCGAACAGGTACACGATGCGGTCGCGCCCAAGGTCCGGCGATGACCGGATCTGTTCGACGCCACCATCGAAGAACGGACGCGGGGCGTCGTCCGGGCTGTCCGGGTCCAGGCAGCAGAGCGCGAGGGTGTGCTCCATCTCGGCCAGGTCGTAGATCGGGTTACCGTCGCGTGGGTCCATGACCCCCCTGGATTTGGCGTCAGCGGTGGCCCGCGCGAGCACGTCGGCCTGCTCTCCGCTGGTGAGCGGGCGCAGGTCCACCGACACCGACCCGGGCGACGGCACCGCCACCGGCAACCCGGCCGCGTCGAGGTCGGGCTGAAACGCCGGGGCGTCGCCGAGCGGCAGAAGCACGCGGCGACGCGCCCGGACGCCGCGGACGATCTGGCTAAAGCGGGCCATCAGCTACGGGTGGCCTCGCCGCCGCGGAAGGTGCTGCTGCCCTTCATCGCCCCGGTCTTGTTGTCCCAGTTGTAAGAGTGGGTCACGCACCGGGCGGTGACGCTGTGCGTCTTGCCGTCGATCAGGGTGAGTTGGAGCTGGATGAACTGCTTGGCCGTGAGGGCGTTCAGCAAGAAGTTCGTCTGCCCGTCCACGGTGGTGATGGTGTTCAACTTGATCTCGCACGTCGTGGTGCCATCGCTCATGGTCCACCCGTCGTCGGTGATGTGATCTTCGCCGTTGTCGTTGATGGTGTAGTCGCCCGACTCGGCGGTGCCGACCTTCTTGCCCCCGACGAAGATGGAGCATCGGGAGATGCGGCTAGGTTCTTGGGCCATGGTCTCAGCTCCCGACGGTCTGGGCGATGTTGCCCGCGATGCGGTAGTTCAGCGGCGTGGGCTCGACCTGGATCGAGCAGAGGATTTGCTTGTTCGTGGCGTCGTACTCGGACGCGATCTCGACGCTGCTGAACCAGTTGGCGGCAATCTTCTGGTTGCCCAGGTTCTGCGCGTAGCCGGTCCAGGTGCGCGGGGTCGCGACGCCGCTCGGCCGGTTCGGCTCACCGTCGGCCGGGTCGTCGTCGACGTACTCGTTGCTCGCGCCGTAGTCCGTGATCCAGGCCAGTTCGAGTTCTTCCGCGAACACGTCCGGGCTTCGGGCCTGGCCCACGTCGAGGGTGCCGTAGAAGTCGATGGTGAGGTTGCCGACCGTCTTGAGGTGCTTGGTCGTGATGGCGCGCACGCAGACGGCGGTACCGTCCGGCGTGGTGGTCACCGGGGTGATGCCGTTGTCGAGCGCGCTCTGCTGCGTCCCGGTCTCGCTCGCGCTCGGCAGGTCGGCCAGCGCTCGCTGCGGCGCCACGCCCAGCAGCGCGTCGGTGAGGTACCGGCGGTTCGGGTGGCTCTGTTCCTTCTGGGTGCGCAGGCCGCCCATGCTCGCCGCCAGCACGCAGGGCTGACTCTCGCCGCCCTGCTGGTGGACGAGCTGAAACCGCTCCTTGTTGATGGCGTCGCTGAGGGTGTTGGCGTCGGCCAAGAGCCCGTTGAACCCCATCACAACGTGCTCGTACCGCTGCGACCCGAGCGCGGCCTTGCTGTCGTTGTAGGTCTTGATCAGCGCCGCGTTGGTGGTGTCGATCTGCGCGAAGGCGATGGTGAAGTACGTGTTGCCGTCGAGGGCGGCGAGCACGTTGGTCACGCTGTCGGTGCCGGTGCCGCCGCCGAGGCGCACGCCGGTCACGCCGCCGGGGCCCGGGTTGACGGTGTAGCTGCTCGTGGTGGCCAGCGTCGAGGTCGAGCCGCCGGGCTTCTCGCTCACGTCCTGGTACAGCGTGCATTCGTTGCCGCGCGTCCCCGGATGGGTGAACGTGACGGTGACGACGGCGCCCGAGGACGAGGCGTAGACGCTGGTGTTGGGCGAGTTGTTGAAGGCGTTTTTGATCGCCGTCGCCTGGTTGGTCGCGGCGACGCCGCTGGCGATGGTGACCTCGATGGGGGTGCCGTCCACGTAGTACGTCCACGTACCGGCGCTGCTCGACGCGGTGGCGATGGTGATGGTGGCCGAGGCCGACACGGGCGAGCCGGCCGACACCTCGGCGCAGGCGATGGCCTTGATCCGCACCCCGGTGTACCGGCGGGCGGCGGCGATCATCTTGGCCAACTCCGACCGGGCGCCGAAGAGGGCGTCCGCGTCGATGTCCGGGGTGATGTCGTAGACCACCGTGTCAGCCGTGGCCGTGCCGGCGTTGCTGACGACGGTGCCGACGGTGATGTCGGTGGTCACCTTGTTGCCGACCAGCAGCAGGTAGCGGGGAATCGAGCCGACGCTCACGCGCCCTTGCCCGAACTGAACGGCCCACTTCGCGCCCGGCACTTTGCCCGACGGGTTGAGCCCGAGGATGTTGATCTGCGTCATGGGGTGGCCTCAGCGGCAGGGGTGGGATCAGCAGCGGGCGCGACCCACGACGGGGACACGCCGAAGGTGGCGAGGTACTTGGCGGCGGCGGCGTCCTTGGCCGCAGCAAGCGCATCGGCGACCGGCACCCACGGCAGCCCGGCCCGGCGGGCGGTGGCCTCGTCAGCGGGCAGCAGGGCGGCGCCGCGCAGGTGCTGGCGGTAGGCCGGCAGGTCCGGCAACTCCACCTCGTCTGGCTCGTGGGCGATCTTGGGCTTGCCGGCGACCATGACCCGGCGGGCGCCGATCATCTGGGGTCGGCCGGACAGGTGGCGCAGGTCGACGCGCAGGACGTACCCGACGGGGTCACCGTCGTCGTCCAGGCTGGCGTACGGGTTGGGGACCACGCGCAGAGGAGGGAGAGCGGGCATGGGGCCTCAGAGGGGCAGGGCGAAGGTCACCAGCGGCGCGTCGCCGTCCGGGATCTCGATGGTGGTGGTCAGGGCGTTCGGGTCAGGCGGGTGGCCGAGGAACACGCGCTCGCGCACCGTGATCTCCCACTGCACGCCCGGGTAGGTGGCCGACTCGCCGCCCTTGTCGATGACGAGGTCTTGCAGTTTCCAGCCGACCTTTTCGAGGGCGAACCAGCCGGCCTGCTTCCACAGGAATGAGCCGTTGCGCGCGGCCTGCGGCTCGGTGTCGCCGGCCTTCACCCACGCCGGGTCACGGCCGCGGTTGATGGCGGCGTTCAGCGCCTTGCCGACGGCGTTGACCGCCGGGGTGCGTACGCGCTGGTTGGCCTGCTGCGCGGGCGGGAAGATCCACAGCAGCGACAGGGCGGCCACCTCGGTATCGAAGTCGTCCGCGATGCGCTCGAAGTCGCCGCGCGTGCGCCAGGCCCACAGGCCCGGGAACTGCTTTTCAGTGACGACGAGTTCCCCGGGGTTGTGCGCCCGGGTGAGTTGCACCACGGACGTGGACGCCGGGGCGATGGATGACCAGAGCGTGCCGCACCGGGCGACGATGACCGCGCTGGCAAAGGCCAGCAGGGTGTCGAGGCTCGGGTCGCCCCCGGCCTCGTCCGCAGCCGGGGCGGGCGCGGGCAACGGCAGGGCGCCGAACTGCGTAGGGGCGGCCATGGTGTGCGGGTTGGTTCAGCGGGAAAGGATCTGTTCGAGTTTGCGCCAGCCCACCTCGACCTCGCGTACGACCAACCGCTCGGCGGTCATGGCAGCGTCACCCGCGAAGCCGGTGGCGCGGGTGCCGGGGTGGTGGACGGCGCGGGCGTAGATGGCCCGGCCGCCGATCTCGAAACGCAAGAAAGCCCGGCCACGACCGCGCGAACGACGGCCCTGGCCGGGCTGGACGGGGCCCGAGACCCCAGCGCCGAGACGCGGACGGATGGTGTGGGCAGCAGTGCCCGCATCGACGAAGGAGGCGTACGAGACCGGCCACGTCATCGCGGACGCGCCGCCGGTCGCGTCGGTGGTCACCGGCCCGGCCGTGGCCTTGCCGACAAGGTTGCCGGTGCGGCTCTTGAACCGACGCCGGCCCATGGCCTGCGCCAGCCCCTCCTCGGCCGCGACCTTGACCGCGGACTGTGCCGACCGGATGCGCTGGGCCTGCCCCTCTTCACACGCGCGCTTCACGTCCGAGAGATCGAACTCGACGTTGAACATGGCGTGAGGTGGGAGGGGTCAGAAGTCCCCGGTGTTCGGGAGGCCGTCGATGACCGTGAGTTGCTGGACCGAGGACAGCGTGTAGCCGCCCGAGACGTTGAGCCCCGGGGTGGGCGGCGGCGCGTCCACCATCTTCTTCAGATTGGTGGCCAGTTCCTCACAGATTTTCTCGGCCTTGTCGCGCATCGCGAACAGGTACTTGTCGCCGTACTGCGCCAGGAACTCCGGGGCCCGCTCGATGGACAGCGCCATCGCGTACAGCACCGCGGCCTCTTTCATCATCACAGGCGTGGCGCCTGTGACGGGAAGCGTGCCGTTGAAGCTGCGCGCGATGGTCGCGTCCACCAGATCGGAGGCCGTTTGCAGGACAGCGTCGAGCGCCGCCTGGTTGACCGTGCCGTCGTTCTCATCGTCGTAGATGGCCAGCACCTTGGCGCGACTCAACCTGTTTTCCAGGTCGGTCTGCGTCAGGTAGGCCATCAGCGGAACCCGACGTAAGTGCCCGTCGAGGCGGTCTTGACGATCTTGACGGCGAGGTTGGTGATCTCGTCGCCGGCCACCATCGCCCGGGAGTGCGTGGTGGCGGCGTCGTCACCGTCCAGCACCAAGACCACGGTACCGTCCGTCACGCACCGCAGGATGCGCAGGGGCGGGTCGTAGGTCGTGGCGTCGGCGGCGGTGACGGAGACGGTGTAGCGGCAATGACCGATCCAGCCGGGGCTCTGCCCGTCAAAGGTCGCGGCCATCAGTCACGCTCACTGGTACGCGTCTTTGATGAGCCCACCGACGTAGGTGGAGGTCATCGTCTCGGCGTCCTGGTGGATGACCACCATCTTGTTGCCGCCGCGGGCGCCGCGGTCCTGGACGAAGTACTCGCGGATCATCCAGCCGCCAGAGGCGACCTGGCCGTCCACGGTGGCGCCGCCGTTCCAGCGGAACGTGTACGACGTGGCCACGTCCTCCTGCGACGAGGGCGGCATCTCCGGGGGGCTGCGGAACAGCACCACGTCGTTGCCCCACACGTAGCCCTTGGCGGTGCTCGAGGTCATGTACTGCATGTCGGCCACGTAGATGGGCGGCAGTTGCAGGATGGCCTGGATCTCCTCGGGCTTCGGCATGGCGCCGACGTTGTTCTTGTAGGCGTAGTACGACCGGACGGCCGGGCTGCGCACGAAGGCGTTGAAGACCGGGCGCGACATCAGGATGCCGGTCGGGCGACCCCAGGACGCCTCGATGCGGGTCTGGAGATCGAGGATCGGATCGGCGCTGGCGCCGCCGTTCCACTTGGCCGCGGCGGCCAGGGTGGTGCGGACGCTGCTGTCCCAGGAGGTGAGCGTGGTCAGCATCGTCGCCACGCGCAGTTCGCGACCGATCTGGAGCGCGGTCATGATGCGCCGCGCGGTCGCCTGGCGGATCTTGAGGGGGGCGTCAGCCGCCGCCTCGATCTCGGTCGCCACGAAGCCACCCAGCGCGCGCTCCACCGTGGTGAAGGTCGCGTTGGACAGGCGGGGCGCGATCTCGGGCACCTGCCCGGCGGGGGCGCCGACCAGCGGCGTCGCAGCCTGGAAGGCGTCGGCCTTGTCGAACGTGTAGTACTTGTCGCTGGGCTTGGCGACCAGCAGCGGGGCGCTGATGAGGTCGGCCATGGGCGCCTCGTTGGCGTAGCCGGCCGCGTAGTTCGGCAGGGCGGCGGCCTGGTGGACATCGCCGGTCCCGAGGTCCATCAGGTGCGACCGGGCCGAGGCGAAGACCGACCGGGCGCGGTCGCTGGAGGCGTCGCCGTTGCCGGCGGCCAGCGCCATGGCGGTCGCGCTCTGCTCGGCGCAGTAGTCGGCCATCATGCGGCCGTAGCCGTTGTCGACGGGCGACCACTTGCCGATCTGGTTGCCGGCGTGGTCGTAGAGGTAGCCGTTGGCGATGTCGAGCTTGCACGACTGCCCGGACTCATCCCGGTAGTCGATGACGTGTTCTTTGGCCATCTTCGGAGGTCTCCGGGTAAGGCGTTGTTGGCGGGCTGGAGGAGGACGAGGATGTCCTCCCCGTCGGTGGAGGAAGAGAGGGCCATGCCGATCTGGGCCTTGGCCGCGGTGAGGGCCTTGGCCCAGCCGACCTTGCTGGCGGTGACAGACACCTGGAGGAGGGTGCCGGCGGTGATGGTGCCCTCGCACTTCATCACGGCGATGCCGCTGGTGCGCAAGCGGCCGGTCGAGAGGGTGGCGATGTCCTCGAGCAGGACGCCGACGACGGGCACGCCGGCCGCACCGGCCACGGCGACGCCGACGCCGTCATTGGCGGCGGCCGAGGTGACCGAGGTGACGTTGCTGGTGTCGACGATCACGGCGGTCTTGGCCGAGAGGGTCGAGCCGCCGTAGTTCTTGGCCGGGATGTCCCCGTACGAAGGGGTGCTGGCGAGCTGGTTGTAGAGAGCCATGGGTCAGGCCCCTTTCTTCTGGGACAGGAGGATTTTTTGCTGGGCGACGGCGAGCGGGATGCCCTCTTTCTGCGAGAGCAAGCGGGCCGCTTTGGCGGTGTCGATCTTCGGGACGGTGCCACCGTCGACGACGGTGACGGGCGCCTCGGTGGTGCGGTTGCCGGCGACCTCGACGGACAGCAGGCGCTTGGCCGGGTCCACCTTCGGGTACAGCCGGCGGAAGGCGTCGGGCGAGGCGGTCAGCAGCGCGACCAGCGCGTCCTTGTCGCCCGCGGCGATGCCCTTGGACTTGCCGTAGACGGCAATCGCCTCGGTGACCTCGGCGTCGCGGTCGGACGCCAGGCGCTTGGCCTCGACCTCCTTGGCGGCGGCGACCTCGGCGCGCAGCGCGGCCAGCTCAGCCTCGTGGGCCTTGATGGTCAGGGTAGCTGCGTTGAGGTCGGCCTCGGCCTGCGTCGCGCGGCCCTCGACCGCGGACAGCTTGACCAAGAGGTCAGAGTTCTTGGTGGTGAGGTCGCTCAGCAAGCGCGCGGCCTCGGCCTGATTGTTTTGATCAGCCATGGTCATCTCTCCCGCGCCGGCCCTGCTGGACGGCGGCTCGTCTTCTTCTTCGGCCGAGTGGTGCTCGACCTCGTGCTCGGCGATGGCGGCCTCGATGAGCGCGCGCACCGCCTTGAACACTTCTTCCCAGGTGTGGTGCAGCGGCAGGTTCATCAGCCCGCGCAGCGGCAACAGGTACGACCCGAGATCGACCCCCTGCACCATGGCGCTGGCGTTGCCGCCGGCCGCGTCGAACAGGTCCGAGAGGCGGTCCACGCAGTCGGCCATCTCGGCCGGCGTGCTCAGCTCGCCCATCTTCAGGCAGGCGCGGAGCTTGGGCAGGTACTCGTTGCTCGTGTAGGCCGACAGGGTGACGGTCTGCCCGTCGCCGGCCGCGGGTGAATCGGTCGCCATCACGGGCACCATCCCTCGGAGAAAAGGCTTGTTGGTCAGCGCCACGCTGGTGAGCCGGGCCCCGATGGGCTTGCCGGTCTCCGGGTGCTTGGCGCCGAAGCGAATGGCTGGGCTGACGTGGCGGTACTTGCCCTGCCGGATGTAGGTCCGGGCAGGTTCCAGCCACTCCACCAGCGCCCACAGGCCGGCCTGGCCGCGGTTGTCGAGCTGGCGAATCCACCCCTGCGCGGGCGCGCCCTCGGTCGGGATGGCGCCGTCGGTCGGATCCATCTCGCTGGCGTGCTCGAAGTCGAACGCCACCTGGCCGCCGTCCACCTCGGTGAAGTTGCGGCAGATGTCGGCGAACACCGCGGGGTTGAGCGCAAACGGTCCGGCCGGGTGGCCGCGGAACTCGCCACACTTGGCGATCTGCTGCCAGCGCGGGGCGTCGCCGTCGGCGGCGTCCGCGTCGAGCGGCATCGACAGCCGACACAGCCGCGGCTCGTCGTCGCGCAGGTGCAGCTCCAGCCGCCCATGCAGCGGGTGCGAGATGCGCAGGTGCAGTTTGCGGCGCGTCTTCTTCTTGGCGGGGGCGGGCTTGGCACCCAGCGCGCCGGGCTGGTGTACGTCCCCGACCCCAAGGTCGAGGCGGGCCATCTTACTGAGTGCCCGTCTGTCGGAGCTTCCAGTCGGTGCCATCAAATTGGCACAAGGCGAAGTTCACCTTGCTGACCGGCATGACGACGAGGTTGCCGCCACCGCCGCCGCCGTTGGCAATGGTGTAGGTGTTGGCGGTCGCGTCGAGGCGGGTGATGGTGATCTGGTCACCGGCCACCGCGCCGGTCGTGCCCAGGGTGAGCACGCGGGCGGTGGTCAGGGTGGCGGCGGGCAGCACGCGCCAGTTGCCGGCGGCGATCTGGATCGTCGCGGCGGCGTCGGTGAGGTCGGTGCCCTTGGCGCCCTGAAGCTGGGTGCTGACAGCGATGAGGGCGTCGGCGACGGCGGGCGGGAAATCGCCCATGGTGGACTTGTTCGGGACAGCCATAGCGGTCTCCTGCGGTGGGGGTAGGAATCAGTCGTCGCCAGCGTCGCCGCCGGCCTGATTGGTGACGCCGCCCTCGGCGGTGTCGGGGTCGTCGGCGTCCTTGGCGGGCGCGTTCGGGCGGTCGGCGTCGTCCACGACCGGCGCGTCCTGGTCCGGCGCAATGGCGCCAGCGGGCACGGGCGGGGGTGGCGGCGGCGCGAGGGTCGGGTCGAGGGTGGACAGGTCCACCGCCTTGAGCGGGGCCATGCGGCGGCCGTCCTTGGCGTCACGCGGCAGGATCGGAATGCCGGCCTGCGCGGCCACGGCGTCGGCGTCCACCGGGATGCCGCTGGCGGCGGCCTTGGTGTTCAACTCGAGGATCGCGTGCGGGTTGGGCTTGTCGAGGTGAATGGCCACCGTCGGCGCCAGGTGCCGTTTGCCGGGCCAGTTCTGGTCCACGCACGGCAGTACGAGGTCGCGCTTCAAGGTCTGGGCGAGCATCCCGGCGCTGAAGCGCGCGCCCTCCAACTCGCCCTCCTTGCCAACCTCGCCGGTCCCCTTGCTCCCGAACTTCCCGGGCTCGGTCGTGAAGGTCGAGCCGAGCAGGAGTTTCGTCGTCTGCGAGTCGCAGATGTCGATCCAGTCCGCGACCGTGAGGGAGGACGCCGAGCCCTTGAGGCCGGGCCCGTCCATCTTGATCTGGATGGCGTCGGCCATCATCGCGCTGGTCAGGGTGCCGAGCCCGAGGGCCGTCACCGTGTCGCGCGCCTTGCGCACCTCGTCGTCCGTCGCCGGCCGCGGGTTGCCGTCCTTCTGCGTGGCGTAGGTGCCCCAGATGAGGATCTTGGTGAAGCGTTCGATGAACGCCGACCCCTGGCGCATCCCGAGCACCTTGAAGGCCATCAGCCACAGGAGCGCGCGGCCCAGGCCCTCGCGGGTCGGGTAGTCGTTGCGGAACTGCGGGGTGTGGACGACGAACTTCCCCGGGGGCATGTCCCGGGTGAGGTTCAGGCCGAACCCCGGCCGGTTGGTCGGGGCGTCCCAGCCAAAGCCGGTCACGGTGCCCTGGTCCCACAGGTGCAGATCCCACGAGGCCGCGTCCGGGTAGGACAGGCGGCGGCTGTGGATGAAAGTCAGCCGCTCGGGCCAGTAGCCGCCATCGAACGGCGCCCAGATGGCCTCGCACGCGGCGACGCCGAGGATGTCGCCCCACGCCAGGTTGGCCAGGCGCTGCGTCAGGTCCGGCAGGGACAGGAGCCGCTGCCGGATGACCGCGGCCATCTTGCGCGCCAGCGGCGCCTCCGGGTCGTCCGGGGGCAGGTCCGGCGGGGCGATGTCGATGCGCCCGCCCGCGATGGTCTGGACGCGCTTGCCGATCATGGCCTGCGCGTGGCTGTCCCGCTCGGTCAGTTCATTGAACAGGTCAACGAACAACTGGCGGTAGCCGGTCGTGCAGACCCGCAGCGCGCTGCTGATGTACTGGAGGGTGATGCCCCCGCCGATGAGGACGGGGTATCTGTCGATTATTGGACTCGGCGCCTGCACGTCTGCCACGGTCGGCAGGGGCAGCGGTGCGGGACCGGCTGCCTGGCGGGGCTTGCGTGCCATCGGGGTAGGTGGGGAGTCAGAAGCCGAGCGGCACTTCGTCGTAGGAGCCGAGCGTGTCGCCGCCGGCCGATACGCAGACGGGTGCGGCCAGCGCGTCGTAAGCGGCGGCCAGAGCATCCACTTGGTCGTCGTGCCGGTCCTTGATCCCGGTGAAGGATCGCAGCTCAGAGACGAACGGGTTGGCCCATGCCCCCGCGTCAGCCGGCAGGAACATGCGGCCGGCGTTCCACGCGGCTGACGCGGGCTGGGCCCGGATGAACTTGTCGGTCACCGCGGGCTTGGTGTCGATGTTCAACTGCCCATCGTCCGAGGGCTCGTTCAGCAGGTCCACGATGCCGCGTTCCTGGCCGCCCACGTAGGCGAACATCCGGGCGCCCGGGTAGAGGTCGAGCAGGGCGCGGAGGCGGGCGCCGAACACGGGCACGGGTGCCTGCATCCGATGAACGTCCAGGATGTGATAGGCGCCGTTGCACTCGGCCATCACGACGGCGACGGCGTAGTCGGAGGCGGTCTTCTCGGTGTAGGCGAGGTCGAGGCCGATGGCGACGCGGTACCCGGAGGCCTGGGGCGCTGCGAAGCGCACGTCACCGGAGAAGACCGCGCCGCCCTTGGGCCGGGGGCGCTGGTCGTACCGGCTGGCCCAGTCGTACTCGCCCCCGTCCCGGCGGCGCTTGGCCAGGAAGTCGGCCGGCATGAAGTCCGG